GGCCAAAGCCCAGTGCTTCACCAATCAACTCAAGGCTGGTATTTGTCTTTGTACCCCATGTCCCTGAGTTTTCGCCTGTTGCCATCTCCTCTAGTCGGAGATCGTTTACAAAGGTACTAGCCATGCTTATTCCTCTTAAAGTTCAGTTGCACTTTTAAGCCGCAATCTCACTCCAGTCAGGTGTTTGCGTAGTGCTTATATCAACATAGTTCGGTGTCTGGGTTGTGACTACCTGTGACCATACGTAAACTGCTCCCTGACTCGATGTTAGCCCAAAGCCTGAAACACTGGAGCTAGAACCTGCTTTCGCTACTTCCGACCCCAATGACATGGTAACAGAAGCTCCGGTCAAGGAAACATTCGAATCTGCTGTTGTTACCTCATCGCCTTGAGAGGCAGTTAAACCTATGCCGGTAGCTGTTAATGCTGATCCTGCTGTGACAGAAACACTGCCTAGTGTCGAAACAAGTCCTATTCCGGTTAAGGTAAAATCAACATCTCCATTGACCGAAACAGTGCCGATGCTGGCGGTAAGACCAACACCTGTGACTTCTAGGGTAACCCCTTGGTTCCAAGCGCCTTCGCCCCAAGATCCCCTGCCCCATCCAACTAACGGCTCAGACACAATTCAACCTTAAGCTATTCTTATAATGGCGTTCGATGTATCTGCCGCTGGGAACTGAATGGTAAAGTCCCCTGTCGTTGCGGTTTTGTCTGCACCGAAATCAAGCACCATAATCGCTTTGTTTGACGCACTGGTGTTATACAGAAGAGCGCCTCTCGCTGTTAACGAAACATTAGAGAATGTTAGGTCTACAAAATCTGCGATAGCTGTCGTGCTGGAAGCGGTTGGCGTTACATTGGTTAATGCATTACCTCCTCCTGTGTAATTAGTGCTTGTTGTTGTTACTTCGTGAGTGTTTGTTGGATCTGCCGTTGCATCCGATGGTGCAGTATATGCTGTAGTCGACGCACTCAAAGTTGCACTTGAAGTGAACAGAGCCGCCTTGATGCTGTGTTGACCATTCGTAAGGTTATGTGTCCCAGTCAACAACTCAACCTTAAATGATGTACAGATTGCCTGAGAAATTGCCATATCTATAACCCCTTTATAATTTTTGCCATGTCTTCATGGCCTTGTTTTGCAAACAAATTATACAGTGTGGTCCGCTCTGAAATCATGGCCCTTGTGAACGCCTCTATCAAAGTGAGCCTTATCTGCTCTTTATACGCCAACGCTTGTTGCTGGATGACAGGATTAACCTTGTCACCGATAGATATAATTTTATCCACAGTCATGTCCGCAAACTCTTCTGGTGTATGCCCTCTGCTTTCCGTGGTAACAACTGTTACTTTTGGTACAGGCATACCTAAGCCTTCTGTCATCATTGCGCTACTACCCTCGACTCGCCGTTGCGATAACTATCGGATCTGTTCAATCCTTTGCCTAAATTATAAAGTTGCGCGACTGCCTCTTCGTATCTTTTCCCGTACAGGTTGATTAGGTCAGGCTCTCCCTTCATAAACGAATACGCCTCAAGCAGAGTGCCATACAGCAACACTGTTTCTGCGTTGTCTCCTAGCCAGCTTGTAGCACTGGTCACGATAGATGGTGGATCATAGTAGTAGTGAAGTTGCACCGTGTAATTGGCATTCGGTGTAGGGGCAACAATGAAGCTCTCATCATTGAATATCGCGTAATAAACAGGAGTCCCTGTTGTTGTGGTCTGAGGGTAAGCCTCTCTTAAAAAGTTGACATCCTTCGGGAGCAGAAATTGGTACTTGCTAGAACTATCTACAACAGCAAAAGAAAACACCGCAAGGAAATCACTGGGGGTGTTAACGAATCGATTACTTGAAGTAGTGGTCCCTGTGACGTTTCGACGTAAGTCGGGTATCAAGACAGATCGGTTGATTCGCTCCTCTGCCTGACGAACAAAGGTCGGGATTTGTGAAACAAAAGTTGTCTCATCGTTCTCCGTATAATCCTTTACCGCTTGGGTCAGCTCCGTGTAGTTCATACTATTCCTGATACAAGTTATCAAAAGTAATTGCAGGGTCAGTATAACTAGAGTGTCCTTCGGCAGAATGAAGATACTGACTAGGTGCGAAATCAGGCGCCCCCTCTCCAGTCCTCCATAGTGCAGGAGATGTTGCTCTAACCCTGTTATTAGGCAACGCTACGATATTACCCTCCCACGGACCCTCTGTTAAGTACATCACATGAGACTGCTTATGCTGATCGGCTGAGTCAGCTATTTCATTTTCTGTGTAATCGACAGTAAACATATATCGTGAGTTATAAAACTCACCATCTATTTTTGCTATCCACGGGCTTGAGCTGACTCGGTCCATAACTATCACCGAATGATTTCTGGACTCGCAGTCCCAAGGCTGACACAGATGATCTTCCATTCTTTCAGGCCACTCTTCTAAAGGTATGTCTGCAACCAATGCCTCTATCGGCATTCTTGCCCACATAGCTCCGCCGTGAATATTTTCATCAATCCCTGATTCAGGATCATCTATTTCACAGCCTGTAAAAACAACCTGAAAAGTCAAAGACCTGTCAGGGATAGTATTCACAGCAAACGCCAAGGCGTGTAGAAACTGTCCATGATACTGCTGATGATTGCAGGTGAACTCCCTGCGAACCCAGCATTTGAATGACGGACAATTTGATATCAAATAGGACATCAACTGCTCCGACTATATCTTCCGCCCTTGGTCGCCGCACCCATGCCGCGAGATACGCCACCTCTAGACATGCCTTTGGTTCTTTTCATTTTACCGCCAGCTTGATAGCCCTTGGACTTCTTCATAGCTCCACCACCAACTTTTTTGGTAGCTCCACCTTTCGCCATACCCTTGGTCTTTTTCATCATGCCGCCAATCTGTTTTTTGGCAACACCACCCTTGGCCATCCCTTTAGTTTTTTTCATAGCCATAGCGCCACCAGCTTGCTTTTTAGCCGCCCCGCCTTTTGCCATGCCCTTGGTTTTTTTCATAGCCATAGCGCCGCCAACCTTTTTCTTGGTGACGCCACCTTTAGACATACCCTTGGCCTTTTTCATTTGACCACCTTTCTGCATCTTACCCTTGCCGTCCATAGCAAATGCTGGAATCATTTTGCCCGTCTTTGGATCTTTCTTCATCGGCATCTTAGCCATAATAGTTACTCCTTTGTTAAGTGATACTAATCGTTACAGTGCCTACTGACACACTAAGCCCAGCAGGTGAACCCTGCGGATCAAGAGTATCTTGATTCAAGTTCGGAAAAGAAACAATTAAAGAATCTTTGGCTCTATCGGGTCTCGGATTCAGTAATGATTGTGGATCACTAATGGCGACCCTTCCCAAAAAATTCTGTGGATGGTCTGGATCAACAACGTCTTTCCCCACCCTGAATCCCGTTGGGATACCGTTACGCATCTCTGTCACCAACTGATTGAGAGGGTAACGAAATCCTGTGCGGTCACAGAATCCAAATGCTTTACTTGCCTTGGAGTATTTCATCCTCCAGCACCATAGAATGTATTGAATGGCACGAATGATATCGTCGATGTATCTCGGTCTTCTCCAGCCGCTAACTCAAACTGGAATTCGTATTCTTGTTTTAACGCAGATACTCGATCATTGACCTCTGGTCTTTTCATTGCAATATAGTAAGCCAGTCCTGCCGCTAAACATGGCACAAACCTTGGAGGCATGTCTGCCGTCCCTGTGACACCCTCACTAATACTCTCTATACCGCGCAGTCTAAAAAACGCCAGTGTATAAGTATCAACAGAATCTGGGACAGGCCATAGGGTAGCTGTAGTTGAGGTCGCAAGCCTTTGTATAAACGCTTGGGTTGGTCTGCCCTGCGTGTTTTTGTTGGTTTGCTGAGAGTATGTAGAAACGCTGATACGCTCTACATTGGTGTCTGTCTGATTGACCCCAGTCCCTGTTCTAAGCGTCAACTCGATTACATCAATTGTGTCAGTTGGAAGAGTATAGGTGGCAGTGCCAGCAGTTAAAGCCTGTGTTCCTGCTTCTATCGTCCAAAGGTTTAGCCCCCTGTTCTGCCATTCTAGGGTGATTAGGTTTAAGGAACGTCTTGCTTGTTTAAGATCGTAACCAGACCGCATCTCTAAACCAGCTCGCTCAAACGCTTCTTCGAATATTTCTGGTAAAGCTGGAGTAACTACTGCCATTTATATCACCTGTACTTTGCCGTCTTCTTTGCAATTTTTTTCGGTTGCTTGGAAAACTGCTTGCCTGCTTTAGTCGCCTTGCGTTTTGCTTTAGTTGTTGCCGCATATTCTTTTGACGACATTGCTTTTATAGCCTTTTCTGGAAGATACCTTTCACCTGTCGCTTTTTTTCCCTGCGTAGATGGCTTGCCAGATTTAGTTCTCCATTTCTGGGCAGTCCAGTTTTTTAGCGACTGTTGTGATTTTTTCAAAGCCATCAGTTCTTATAGCCTCCACCTGCTTTCTTATATGCAGAGGCCAACATCTGTGCCTTACGAGCAGACCACTGACCGGGACGCCCACCCTTTCCTCCAGCTTTGATTCTATTAAACAAGCGTTTACGCATGGTTGGTTTTGTGTAGTTGCCAGCTTCGTTGACTCGACTCTTTGATTTTTTCTTAACTTTGCCGCCTGACTTCATACCCGTTGGACCATCATCAATATCTTTTGCAGAGCGAATGATTTCCAAATCTCTGGCATCATCTCCTGTGCTTTGGAATCTGGACATTGTTGACCTCTCTTTTTTACTAACTGAGCCAGTAAGTTGCTTGCCTATTTTAGACCGACTGATCACTACCCAACCCCTTGATTAATGCTTCTGCTGATTCTATCGGACTCGGTGCTGTATCTATAGAAGATAATCCTAGCCCAGCACCTAACGGCGTTCCCAATAGTCCAGCAAGTCTTTCGCGCTCACCTTCCCCTAGTTCCGATATTGGTGCGAGATACTCTGGGCTATATGTTCCTATGGGCGCTTGTGCCGCTCGGGGAGATAGTGTAAATGCACCGAAATCTCTAATAAAATCAAACGCTGGATCTCCGATTGCTGGCAACGAATCTATTGAGCCTGTCCCTGTCCCTGTCCCTGTCGGGAACGGATCAAACGAAGATGAACCGAAATCATATGCCGAAAGTGTTGACTGAGGTAGAATCTCCAGCCCTCCTGCTAAAGGTTGAGGCTGATCCCCATCGTCTCTAGAAAGTTCATCGACCCGCCTTTTCTCTTCATAGAAATCGCTCAACGCTGGGTTAAACAGATTGCCTTCCGTTGCGTAAACGACGTTCCTGTCTCGATCATATCCCCCAATAACTTGTTGTGTTCCATCGGTGACAAGATCAATTCCAGTGTCCAGTCCAGTTACCCGCCCATCTACTGATCTAACACCATAATCATACACAGCTCTTTCCGTTGTCCCAGTTGGGTCAAAAAGAGTATTAAGAACGCCTTCTGCAACCCCGAAACCTGTGGGGACATCTACGCCAAAAACATTAATCGGGTCAGCGAGTCGACCGAAGTCTACTTTCCCAAAATTATCTGGACCGCCAAGACTTGTTCTGAAATCAAGAGCAACACGCTCTCCTGTTTCAGGATCTATAGTGCTGAGTTGTTCGTAAGGACTGAACCCCATCGCTGGGTTACGCTGAACCGTGGCTTGTGGGTCTAAAGCATAGGCTGTGTAGTCTGGGCCTGTTTCAGTAATTCTTCTGGGGTCTTCGTCAGGCTTTAGGAGTGAAGTGTCCGGTGGCGCCTCACTTGGCTTTCTTGTTTGTTGCGCCTCTGGGTCAAACATTTCTAGACCCGTAAACATAGATTTTTGCTTTTGATTTTCAGCGGCTACTGCGGCGGCGGCGGCGGCTCTTTCTTGCTGTGTACTTGCCTCAAGGTCCGCTAAAGCGTAACCATCTATTGTTTCGCGGTTGGCTGGATTCTTGAGAAACTCTGCTGTGATGTTTTGTATTTCAGGGATACTTAATCGCCGCCGATCTCCAACTTTGCCTCGCCCCTCTATCTGATCGATTAAGTTCTGAGGATCTGTTCCGCCTAGCAACTGATCGGGAAATACACTGCTTTGATAAGCAGTAATTGCATCTTCTATAGCTAGGCTTCTTGGTGTGGGAGCTAAATCAGCGCCGCTTGGCTCTGGAGATTTTGGAACAGTCCGTCCAAGACCTAGGTCAAATCTGGACTCTTCTTTTAGCTGATACGGATCGTCTCCCAAAACATCTACTAAAGGAGTTTCTTCGAAAAAGTCAAATCCTGTATCATCGCTAGCTGTTTTTGCAGATTGAGACCTTCCGCCTTTTATTGATTCTACTTGGCCCGCTGGAGACTGTGTGAGAGATGCGTCTGGATCGACATTAATAACTTGACCAGCTCTGGTTGTTGGCTGATCGAAAACAGCCGAATAATCTTCTTTACGGAGGTCTCTTAATATCTGGTCTTCATAAACCTCTGGTTCTACATTTATAGTGTCGAACTCATACGCTATTTCATCAAGTGCAGAGGTGTCTGCTACATCTGATTCGTCGAACCCCGGATCGAAACTGACTGACCTATCTGCTTTGTTAATTCTGTCGTTTATTTCTGCGACCGATACGCCTTGGCTCCTCGCCTCTTCCTCGACAGCTCTGGCTGACTTGACGGGGCTACCATCTCCACTCCTCACTACGTTACCGCCAGCGGGACCACTGCCAACTATAGTGTTTCGAGATACACCTGCCTCGTCCGCTATACTGTCCCTCTCTGATGCTCCACCCAGATCACCGCCAGCGGTTGCTGTATCTCCGCCAAAATTAGTTCCCTCAAAATCACCAGCAGAACCTCCAGCACCA